GAATGTTTTGTGAAACCAGCATATGGTGGTAATTTTAATATCATATCTGGTAGTGGGTGGGGAATAAATCTGATTGGTTCAACGGATTCTAAGTATGGTAAAGTTGTATTTAATTATTCTGGTTCATATGAGATAACATCTTCTTTATTACCAATATTCAATGATGGTTTCTTTGGTATTGAAGTTAGTAGAAATAGTGGAAGTGTATCATCTAGTTTTGAACTCAATGTAAGGCAATCTAATAAAGAAAGAACCATATTCCAACAATCAGTTTCTGCAAGTATTTTAAATGTTAGTGCAAGTTGGGATAATGGAAATTACATTTATATTGCAAGTGGTAGTGCCGGATATAGTGGTTCATTGGATGAATTCCGTTTATGGTCTACTCCATTAGATAAAGAAAGATTTTACGAACACGTTTCTTTCCCTGAAATGGTTAATGGCAATCACATATCCGCATCTACTGATGATTTATTCTTTAGATTAGACTTTGAATATCCAAAAAATTTGGCAGTATCTTCTTCGTTATTGAATGTAGATACGAATATTTATTTTTCATCATCTTTATATAGAAATGACTTAGAAAGTGGTTCTATAACCAACGGAACATTAATATTTTCAGAAAATCCATCGGCATCATATTCGGCATCTGCAATTGGGTTTCCGTCATTAATAAATTATCCATTTCAATTTGAAGCAATAGATAGAACGGTTGTATTGGAAATTCCAGATGTTGGGTCTGGTAGATATTCTACAAATAAAATTAGATTTGAATCACAAACTTTGGTTTCGGATTTATCTTCAAAAGGTAGAGCAACTAAAAAGGCATTTGACCAATCCCCAACCGATTCAAATAGAGTTGGTTTATTTTTCTCTCCTACAAAAGAGTTAAATATTGATATTGCCAAATCGTTTGGTGGAATCAATTTAGATAACTATATTGGCGACCCCATAGATGAATATAAATCAAATTATACTAGATTAGATGAATTAAGACAATATTATTTCCAAAGATTTGATAATAGAGACATTTATGCATATATTAACTTAATCAAACTATATGAGAAATCTATGTTTGAGGATATTAAGAAAATGTTACCTGCAAGAGTTAAAGCAACTACTGGTTTATTAATTGAACCACATATATTAGAAAGAAGTAAGATTGCAAGGAAAAGACCAATAGGTGAAGAGTATCAATTAGATACCGAAATAAAATATAGTGATACAACACTAACAACAGCTGAAAATAATCAATATGAAAGTATAATTGATGCAAATTTAAGTGAAAATCTAATTGGAGAAAATAATCAATACGAATCTTTAATTTCAACAACGGATACACAAAGAACAATTGCAGAAAATTATCAATATACGGCATCTTATGTGTATTTTGATGATACTTCTTTAACGGCTGAAAATTTACAATATGAAGTAAGTATAGATGCCAAATTGGAGGAACCTACAATTACAACGGAAATTGATTTAGGAGTAGAAACTTATGGTGAAACTGCATATGAGACTATTGGATTTGGTATTTATGCACAAAATGGTAATACAATTAGAACTTATTTAGACAAAGATAATAGAAGAGTAAAAGAAAGAATTAGAGTTCAATTGATTACAGAGGAAAAAGAAAGAATGATAACTAAATTTGCAGTGACCGCATCTGCAACTGGATTTGGAGACCCACGTGGAGGATATGTTTCTGTTATTGAAACATATAATCAAACTTATTTAAACATCCAACCATTTAGTGGTTCAACAATTCCTACAGTTCAAAATAATATAGTTGCAGTAGTACCTGTGAACGGATACTTACCAACACATTATAGAAATACATCGGATTTAACAAGAGGATTGGAAAATTCATTCTTTAGAGGTTCAAAAAATACGGCAGCAACTACCTTAGATGGTAGTTCTCCTATTGAAATATTTGTATCTAATCCAAATACATTAACGGTAAATAGAACGGGCAGAAACACATCAGAACCAATTTTGGAAGTAGAATAACTAAATTTAAAAAATAATTATATTTATAAACAAAGATAATATTAAACTATGGGATATTTAAGTAACACAGAACTAACCGTTGACGCCATTCTTACCAAAAAAGGTAGAGAAAAATTAGCAGCAGGTCAAGGTTTAAACATTACTCAATTTGCATTAGCAGATGATGAGATTGATTACACACTTTACGAACCAGCACATCCATTAGGTTCAGCTTACTATGATGCATCTATTAAAAATATGCCTGTATTAGAAGCTAATCCAGATGAGACTCAAGTAATGAAATATAAATTAGTAACTCTTCCAAAAAACACAACTAGAATTCCTGTTGTTGAATTTGGAGTTCCTAATATTTCAGTTAACCAAAGAAGTGGTGAGGTATCACTATCTCCAACTACATCTCCTGCAGGTAATAGAACAATGGGATATACGATTATTCTTTCTAATAAAAATGCGGGTGATATTGTAGGTGAAGGTGTGACATCAGATGCTGGAACAACTCCGGTATTTATTGGTGATAATGCATCAGCAACAGCATCAATCGCTAAAGGATTATCTTTCAAATTTATTCCAAACCCATCATTAACTTCGACTATCAAAACAACAATAACTGTCTATGGTAACGAAACTGGTGGTTCACAAACTATTCCAATCACAGTAACTTACGTTCAATAATAAAATACTATGGCATTAATTAGAGACAATAGAGGAGCCCTTTTAGCAAGTAATTTATCAAATTATTTAGCAGGTGCGTCAAACACAACGGGAACACCTGTCGATACGACACAATTGATAAGTATCATTAACCAATTTTTAGGTGCAGGAGAACAGATATCTGCCGATGTAACTACCATCACAAATGGTATTTATAAAAAGTTTGGTTCAATCGATAAAGTAGTAAATAGAACACAAATTGTAACTTCTGGAATATGGAGTGGTGATACTGGTTCATTGGATGCTAAAGCAACTTATACATCATCTACACAGGTTGCATCTACAAGTGGTAGATACTATTTAGATGTATATAATGGATTACCATCATCAGGTACTTCGGAGGTTCAATTTTCAATTGCATATGGTGACACAAACGGATTTGGTGCACCTACAATAACACAAAATGATGATTCAACTTTACCAACCAAAGCAACTTATAATCAATTCAAAAATATATTATTAGACCCTGCAGATAATTACTTTAGTATTTATACAGGTTCAGTTGCAGGTGGTCATGATATGAAAAATTTCTATGTAATCAATGTAAATAGAGCAAGATACAAAGAAAGATTGGACCCAGGAAATATTTCAATAGACTTATCAGGTTCAGTTAGAAGTATTACTCTAATCGATGATAGTGGTGGTAGTGATGAAAACGTAACAACTGCAGGTAGAGTTTATAACTTAGTTAGTGGTTCATTAAACATTGGTTCAGCATTAACTGCATCAATTGCAAATTATAGTGCACCAGGAAATGGTCAAGGATATGGTTTGTTTTATCCAGATATGGGTATTATATTATTAAATCCATTAGCATTAGCTTCGGCATGTGACCCAAATTTAGCACCTGCAACAAATTCAATACAATCAATTTATCATCAAAATAATGGTAATAACTCAGGTTCGGTTGCATTGTTGATGGCAATTAGTGGTGGTGCAGACTTACAAATAAGAAGAACTGAAAATATTTCAACTTCTCATTACTTTGTAAGAGCAAATAATAGAGAATTTAACTTCTCAAATAACCCAACATTTGTAACAGGCTCAGTTGGTGCATTTGTTAACCCATTATTTGAAAGAGACCCACATGTATACATTACATCAGTAGGATTATATGATGATGCAAATGAATTATTAGCAGTTGCAAAAACTTCTCAACCAATTGAAAAATCTTTTGATAAAGAGATAGCAATTAAAGTTAAATTAGATTTCTAATCGGAGAATAAAATAAAAACTATAACCCACCTTAATTTGGTGGGTTTTTAGTTTTAGAATATTTATATACGATATGTTAAAAAGAATACCAAAGTCAGATATTAGTATTAGGCCGTTTAAGGCATATAAAGAATGGAGTTTTAATAACTTTGATTCTGGTTCAATTACTATGTTAGAAGCAAGTGAAGCTTCAACGGATTTAAATTTAATTGCAACGGGTAGTTTAACGGGTTCTACATATCCTAAAAATTCATTATACGGACAATTAAGAGCTCAATTTTACAACGATTTAGGAGATAATCCATTTTTAAGAACCGGAGAAAAAACAAATTATTATACTTCAAAACCAAAAGCTCAAGAAAGATTTTTAAGTGGTTCGGCAAAAGTAATATCAATTCCGAATGTATATGTTGGTGAAGGAATTAAAAAAGGTTCGTTGTCATTAATAGATAATGGTACTACATATTTTGATGATTCATATGGTAATATTGTGGGTGATGTTCCTGACCAAATTTATTTTGGAAAAATTGATGTGGAAAATCAAACTATAAATTTTATTGATATTGCAGATAATGCATATAGTGGGACAATTGATTCTTTCTTTTTGGATATACAGAACAATGAATTTTCAATGACATTTAATGGTGACTTATATGAAATGGTAATAGTGTCATTTGACATAGAATCTGGATTAATGTTGGTTGATGATATACCATTTTTAGAACCAGAAGCACAAATGATTAGATTTGGTAATATTTTTTATAATCAAGGATTAATAGTAATGACGCGTGAATTTGATTCTTTATTAAATTCAGATTGGGATTTATCATTTAAATCAACGAAAACGATTTATGAACACGAATATTTGTTAATAGCCGAGCAGGATGAGTTCAATGTATCTCAAAACCCATCTGCAATTATTAATGTTGGCAAAGAAACACAAAGATATATAACATCGGATGGTAAATCTATGAGTGTTATTACAAACCCTGGAGTAAATTATATTAAAAAGAAAACCATACTAGAAAATGGTGATACATTAGATTATAGATTTAGTGGTTCGGTAGGAAATATAAAGGCTGGATTTGAACATTATTTTGAAAGTAGTTCTATGGATAGTACTGGTTCTTTTTTAACACCATTTATTACAACAATAGGATTATATGATGATGATTGTAATTTGGTTGCAGTAGCAAAATTGCCACAACCAATAAAGTCGGAACATGATTTGACTGTAAACTTTATTGTACGATTTGACACATAATCTTATATTTATATTTAAAAAACAAACACAATGGCAAGTATTATAGAAATGTATAACGCAGATAAAAAGTTAGCAGTAGCTACGACATCTGATAAAACACCATATTATTCAGAAGGAACAGATGGTAAAACTGCAAATTTAGTAGATGAAAAATCTATATCAGAATTGGAAAAAAAACTATCTACTGCTAGGTACGGCCTAGGAGTTGGTACATGGGGTGCAGTATATAGTGATGCAACTGGTAAAAATTACAGCAAGGTGGTAAAAAAAGATTAATTAATTTAATGGCTAAAAAAGTTACAAAAAAAACCAACCCTAAATGGGTTGCACAAAAATATGGATTTAAGTCTGGTTTAGAAGAAACCATCTCTCAACAAATAGAATCACAAGGAATTAAAGTAGAGTATGAAACTGAAAAAGTTCCATACATAATTCCTGCATCCACTCATCACTATCATCCCGATTTCAAACTACCCAATGGTATTAGAATAGAGACAAAAGGTAGGTTTGTGGCAGCTGACCGTAAGAAACACTTATTGGTTAAAGAACAAAACCCAAATATGGACATTAGGTTCGTATTTTCCAATTCAAAGAACAAAATCACCAAAAAGTCCAAAACGACCTATGGGGATTGGTGTGAAAAGAACGGATATAAATATTCGGACAAAATCATCCCAAATGAGTGGTTTTTAGAGGAAAATAGACCGTAAAATATTTGGTAATATCAAATATTTGTCGTATATTTAAGTCGTGTTGAAGCAAAATGATAAGAATATAGTCGTATCTACCCTTACTGGTATTTTAGGTAGTTATCTCAATCTTAAAGGGAATGAGTTGGCATTTTATTGTCCTTTCTGCAATCACCACAAACAAAAACTACAAGTTAATACCGAAACCCAAAAATGGCATTGTTGGACTTGCAACAGTGGTGGTAAGAAATTGACCTCATTATTAAAAAAGTTAGATGTTGATAGAAAGGTTATTTCGGTAATTAGAGAGATATACGGAGATAGCAATTATAACCCACTTTTAGAGGATGCCGATACAAAGGTGTTCATTTCCTTACCAAAAGAATTTATTAGTCTTAGTGAGGTTCCAAAGGGGTTTAATCCAGAATATAAACACGCAATACATTACCTTACTCAAAGAGGAATAGGTATTAAAGATATA